CACGAAATCACCCCGGCCCCAGGCGCGCGAATGCGCCGGGACCGTCACGAATAACCCGGCGATCCAGGACTGGCGGCGTTCGATAGGATGCTAGACGGATAGGCCGCTATCAGGAAACACCCACATGACGGAAAACGTATTCACGGCAGGGCAAGGTGTCCCCGCCCGCCTTGTCGCGGAAAACTTCTGGACCTGGCGCGCGGACGGCCTGGCGGCCGCCTATCCATCGGACGCCTATTCCCTGGCCTACACGTTCGCCCCCAGGATCGGCGGAACCGCCACGGTGGTGTCCGCCACCGGGGACGCGGACGGGTGGCTGGTGGAGGTCCCCGGCGCGACCACTGCGCCCCTGGTCCCTGGGACCTATGCCTGGTCCCTGGCCGCCACCCGGATTTCGGACGGCGCGTCCGCGTCAATCGTTTGCGGCGTCCTCGAGGTCACCCCGAACCCGGCCGGTGGCACCGACACCCGGACCACCGCCCGCCGCCACCTGGACGCAATCAACGCGGTCCTGGACGGCCGGATCACCAAGGACGTGGAGTCCTATTCAATCGAGGGCCGCGCCCTGACACGAGTTCCCCTCGAGGTCCTGCACAAGCTGCGCGCCCGCTACATGGCCGAGGCCCAGGCCGAGGATCGCCTGGCCGCTGGCAAGGCCCCTGGTCCCCGTGTCCGCAAATTGAGGTTCTAGCATGACAAACGGAAAGCGCGGCCTCGAGGTTCGCAACGGGGTGCTGGGATACGGGACCACACCGGCCACCGTGGCCCCCACCCACAAACACCAGGTCCGCCGGTTCAAGGCGGCCAAGTCTGGCCGCCTGGTCAACGGGTTCGGGTCCACCCTCCTGAGGGCCTCGCCCCGCCAGGAGGTCCGCCAGGACTTGCGCGGACTGATCAACCACGCGCGGTTCGCTGCGCAAAACGTGGACCACCTGAAATCCTATGAAATGATGGTCCGCCGCCACGTTGTCGGATGGAACGGGATTTCCTTGCAATCCACCGCGACGAACCCGGACGGCAAGCCGGATCGCCTTGCAAATTCCGCCGTGGAATCGGCCTGGACGAAATGGGGCCGCCGGGGAACCTGCACCCCATGCGGCCGCCTGTCCTGGTGGCAAATCGAAAAGGTGGCGGCCACAATGCTGGCCCGCGAAGGCAATTTCATTTTGCGCGAATGGCGCGGCCGCCGGTTCGGGGATTTCGGCTATCAGGTGCAACCCCTGTCGGTTGACCTCCTGGACCTGGACCTTGTGCAAACGCTCAAGGGCGGAAACTACATCGACGGCGGCGTGGAGTTCAACGAATTCGGGCGGCCCCTGGCCTTCTATTTCTTCGACGGCCACCCCCTCGAGGCCCACACCGGCCGCGCGCGGACCCGCATTCGGGTTCCTGCGGACCAGGTGATCCACGTTTTGCGTCACACCGAAACCGGCCAGGCTCTTGGCGTCCCCGAGGCCCACACCGCCTTGCGTCGGTTCAACATGCTGCACAAATACGAGGAATCGGCCTTGACCGCCGCCCACTATGGCGCGGCCGCCATGGTGTTCCTGGAACAAGAGGGGGACGGAACCCCGGCCCCTGCGGACCAGGACGACGACGAAATCCCCGAGGAAATGGAGGCCGGTTCGATTGTGGACCTGCCCCCAGGCTACAAGGTCACGGGGAACCCCTCGAATTACCCTGACGCGAACATGCCGGGGTTTATGAAATCCATGTTGCGCGGCGGATCGGCTGGCCTGGGCGTGTCCTATGCGGGCCTGACGTCCGACATGGAGGGCGCGAATTTCTCTAGCCTGAAAGACGGCCGGGGCGAGGAACGCGACGAATGGCGCGTGTTCCAGCGCGACCTGTCCGAGGGCCTGCACAATGAGGTTTTTCGGGGGTGGATCGGACCGGCGTTTCTGTCCGGCCAGGTCCGCCTGAAAACCGGCAACGCCTTGCCCGCTTCGCGGGTCGACAAGTTCCAGGACGCGGCCACCTGGCGCGGCCGTGGGTGGGCATCCGTCAACCCCAAGGACGACGCCACCGCGAACGAAAAGAACCTGGCAAACCGCCTCACCACCCCGTCCGACATTGTGGCGGAACGTGGCGAGGATTTCGAGGCGCTGGCGGATCGCTTCGCCCGCGACCTCGAGGTCCTGGCGGACAAGGGCATCCCGCTTTCCCTGGTCCTGGCCGGACAACCCGTCGCGGACGCCCTGGACGAAATGGACCAGGGCGACCCGGACAACCCCGCAACCGGATAAGAGGTCCGCAACATGACAGAAAAAATCAAGGTCCCGGCGCGCCTCGAGCGCGCGGGGTCCCTCGAGGTGTCCGCACCTGGCGAGGGGCAGGAGGACGACCGCCGCGTGGCGCTGTCGTTCTCGAGCGAGGAACCCGTCCTGCGGTTCTTCGGATACGAAATTCTGGGACATGGGGAGGGGGAGGTGGACCTGTCGCGCTTGGCGTCCGGCCGCGCCGCCCTCTTGACCGACCATTCCCAGACTATCGACGCCCAGGTGGGCGTTGTCGAACGGGCCTGGATTGAGGACGGGAAGGGCCGGGCGGTTGTCCGCTTCGGCAAATCTGCCCGCGCCTCTGAAATCTTGGCCCGCGTCCGTGACGGCGAAATCACGGGCGTTTCTGTTGGTTACGAATTGCGCGGGCCGCTTGTCCAAGTGGGCGAACGCGACGGCGAACCGATGATCCGGGCGGCCTGGTCGCCCTACGAAATCACCCTCTGCCCCGTTCCCGCCGATCCCGGAGTGGGCATCGGACGCACGGCCGATGGTGACACCACAAAATCCCTCACCTTGGAACGCAACATGAAAGGTTCCGACATGACCACGAAAACCGACAACGCCCCGGCCACCGGCCAGGACACCCAAACCCGCGCCGCCGCGCCTGCCCAGGCCGGTGCGCCCGACTTCAAGGCCGAGCGCCAGGCCGAAACCGCCCGCATCCGCGAAATCCGCATCCTGGGCCGCAAGTTCAAGATGGACGACACGGCCGTGGACAAGGCAATCGAGGACGGCGCGTCGGTGGACCAGTTCCAGCGTTCGATACTGGACAACATGGGGTCCGAGGACCAGACCGCGACCCGCGCCAAGGATGCAAACATCGGCATGTCCGACAAGGACGTCCAGTCCTTTTCGCTGATGCGCGCCATTCGCTACCTGGCGAACCCCACCGACAAGCGCGCCCGCGAGGCGGCCGCGTTTGAAATCGAGGCGTCCGAGGCCGCCCAGGCCCACCTGGGCCGTGACGCAAAGGGCCTCCTGGTCCCTGCGGACGTCCTGGCCTCGCAATCGTTCGGCCGTGCGCAACGCGCCCAGAATGTCGGAACCGCTGCGGCCGGTGGCGCGCTGGTGGAAACCGACCTCATGGACGGTTCGTTCATCGGCCTTCTGCGCAAGCGCGCCGCGCTGACTCGCCTGGGCGTTAGGATGCTGACCGGCCTGTCTGGCAATGTCGCCATTCCTCGCCAGACCGGCGGCGGGACGGCCTATTGGGTGGGCGAGGGCAACGGCCCGACCGACTCGGAATTGGCGTTCAACACGCTGAACATGACGCCCCACACCCTGGCGGCGGCCGTGCCGATTACCCGCCGGGCGATGATCCAGACCTCGCCCGACATTGAGGCCCTGGTCCGCGACGACCTGATCCAGACCATGGCCCTGGAAATGGACCGCGTGGGCATCAACGGGGACGCGGACGTGGACGCGCCGGACGGCCTCCTGGACGCCGCGATCAACACCGTAGGCTTTGCGGCTCTGGGCGCGCCCACCTGGGAGGAAATCGTGGAAATGGAGTCGGAAATCGGCGCGGACGACGCGGACGTGGACGGTATGCAATACCTGTTCAACGCGGCGATGCGTGGGCATCTGAAATCCACCCCCAAGGTGTCGGGAACGGCGGAATTCATCATGCGCGGGCGCGAGGTCAACGGTTACAATTCCGTCACCTCGAACCAGGCGGCGGCGAATTCGGCCATCCTGGGCAACTGGACGGATTTTGTTATCGGCATGTGGTCTGGCCTGGACCTGACGGTGGACACAGCGACCCTGGCCGCGTCTGGCGGCGCGCATGTCCGCGCGTTCCAGGACCTAGATTTCGGCGTCCGCCACGTCGAGTCGTTCTGCAACGGCACCGGCGGCGAGTAAGCCTCGCCCATTACATAGCGCGCGCCCCTCGAGGGCGCGCGCCCCACCGGCCCAGGGCATCCCGCCCGGCCGTGACACCCGACACGAGGAACACCCCATGGACGTTTTTCTGAAACAGCCCCTTAACCGTGGCAAAATCGAGGCCCTGGCGGGCGAAACCGTGTCCGTCCCGGACGGCCTTGGCCGCCGCCTGATCGAAAACGGCCGCGCCTGCGATCCCCAGGACGCCCCCAAGGCGGAACCGGAACCCACCGCAAAGGTGGTCAAGGACCCCACCCCGAACGCCAAGGCAGAACCCGCCAAGGGCGACGACAAGACGGAATAACGCCCCGTGGATGATTGGGACGTTTTCTTTGATCCCGACGATTTCGGGGACACGGCTTTCTGGGAAACCCAGGAGGTCGTTTCCGCGTCAATCGACGGAATTTTTCAGGCAACGGCCGAGGTGGTCCTGGACGGCGTTTCTGCCGTCCTTCCGACCTTCACCACGTCCGAGGACCTGATCCCTTCCACCGCCGCCCAGGGCGACGATGTGGAGGTCCGCGACACAAATTATCGCGTGTCAGACATTCAACTGGACGGATCGGGCCTTGCCCGCGTCATACTAGAAAGGGCCTGAAACATGGCAAAAATTCACGGCCACGGCGGCGTGGTGAAAGTGGGAACCGATGCTGTCGGCAACCTGCAATCCTGGAATATTGACCCCCAGGCGCAAATCACCCCTGGTTATTCCATGGGCGAGGGGTGGGAGGATAACGAAGCGACCGTAAAGCGGTGGTCCGGGTCCTGCGAATGTTATTTCGACCCGGCGGACGCGGGCCAGATCGAGATGGAACCCGGCGACGTGGTGGACCTGGATTTCTACCCTGGCGGCGATACGTCCGGCGCGACCTATCGGTCCGGCCAGGCGGTGGTTTCCGGGACCCCGCTTTCCGCGTCCAAGGACGGGTGGGTTTCCATCACGTTTAATTTCAACGGCAAGGGGCCGCTGAACACCTCCACGGTTGTCTAACCCCCCGATCCTTCCCCGCCAGGCCCCCGGACCTCGAGGGCCTGGCGATCCCTTCCCCAACGCCACGACATAACAGGAGGCCCCCATGGCCGATTCCGCTGCAATCCTTGACAAGGCCCGCGCCCATTTTGACAAAATGCGCGGCCAGACAATCGAAATCCCCGAATGGGGCCTGACCGGCGAGGCCGCCGCCCGGTTCGACCCGCCCACGCTGCGCATTCGCCAGGCGATCCAGCACCGCGCTGGAAAGTCCGAGTCGCGCCAGTTCGCCACCACCGTGATTTTGTGCCTCAAGGACAAGGACGGAAAACCGATTTTCAAGGACGACGCGCCCACCCTGGCGGCCCTCGAGGCCGAGGTGGACCCGCAAATCGTGTCCCGGATTTTCAATCGGATTCTGACGGTATCGTCCGAGGACGACCTGGGAAACTGATGGAAGGGGACCCGGAAACGCGGACCGTCTATCGGATCGCGTCCCACCTGAAAAAAACGGTGGGGGAGGTCCTGGACCTTCCCGCCGAGGAAATCAGGGGGTGGGTTTCCTACCTTTCAACCGCAAACACAATCGACTGACCAGGAGGGCGGCGCATGGGCGTTCGGGACCTATTCTTTGCGATCAAGGCGCGCGACGAAACCGGCGCGGCCTTTGATCGCGTCAAGGGCAACTTGCGCCAGGTGGACGGCATGGCCGCCACCGTGGGCGACCGCTTCACCCGCATGGGCGGCGGCCTTATGCGGTTCGGCGCTGGCGCGACAGCCGCGACGGCCGGAATTTTCCTGGCGTTCCGCGACTCGCTGTCCTTGTTCGATTTCCAGGAACGCGCCCAGGCCAAGGTGGCCCAGGCCGTCAAGGCGACCGGCGGCGCGGCCGGGTTCGCGGCGGACGCTCTTTTCGACCAGGCCCGCGCCCTGCAAGAGGTTACGCGGTTCGGGGACGAAGAAATCCTAAACGGCGTCACGGCCCAACTGTTGACGTTTACGAACATCGCGGGAAATCAGTTCGCCCAGGCCCAGGAGGCGGCTTTGAACCTTTCCACCGTCCTGGACGGGGACTTGCAATCCGCGTCCATCATGTTGGGCAAGGCCCTAAACGATCCGGTCAAGGGCTTGTCCGCCATGTCGCGGGCCGGGATCACCTTTTCCCAGGACCAGGCGGACGTGATCAAGGCCTTGGCCGAAACTGGCGAAATGGCCGCCGCCCAAACCTTGATCCTCGAGGAATTGGAAAAGCAATATGGGGGCCAGGCCCGCGCGGCGGCTGAGGCTGGCCTGGGGGCCATGGACCAACTGTCCAACGCCTGGGGCGACCTAAAGGAAACCGTGGGAGGCGTGATCGCTGAAATCCTGCCCCCGATGGTGGATTTTTTCCAAAGCTTGATTTCGGGATTTCAGGCCATGCCGGAACCGATCCAGAAAACCGTCGTGGTGATCGGATTGATTGCGGGGGTCGCTGGTCCGGCCGCCCTGGCCCTGGGCGCACTGTCCCTGGCCCTGGGGGCCATCACGGGGCCGGTTGCCTTGGTTGTGGGCGGGATCGCCGCCCTGGTGGGCATCACGGCCGCCCTGTGGCCGGAAACGGACAACATGACGTCCGCCACCGACACCTTGACCCTGGCCCTGGGCGACGAAATCACGCAATCGCAACTCCTGTCCGAGGCCCTGGGCATCAACGGCACCATGTCGGTTGACGTCGCCCGCAAGAAACTGGCCGAGGCCCAGGCCCGTCACGAAAACGTCAAGGCGATCATTGCGGAGCAACGCGTCCTGGCCCTCGAGTCGACGGCCTACACTGACCTGTCCGAGCAAATCCAGCATTCCCAGGACGCCCTGAATTCCATGGGCTTCCCCGCCATCGACGTGGCGGTCCCCATGCGGGCCGAGGCGTTCGAGGCGGAACAACAACGTCTGGCGGACCTCCTGGTGGAACGTCAACGCCTCCTGGACGCGGACGGCGACATGGCCGAGCAACTGGCCCGAACCGAGGAAAATATCCGCACCCTCGAGGAAAGCCTGGCGGGGGCGTCGG